ACCAAGATGGCAGAAACCAGAGACGCCCGTACTTTATCTTCAGGAACCCCTCAGGAGGAAGCATATGCGGACTATGCAAACACCATGAAATCCCTGGCTAATCAGGCCCGTAGGGAGATGGTTAATACTGGAAAGATAGCCTACTCTGCTTCCGCCAAACAGACCTACCAGGCAGAGGTTGATTCTCTTATGGCCAAGCTTAATGTGGCTTTAAAGAACGCCCCCCGCGAGCGTCAGGCACAGACCATGGCGAATTCTATTGTGGCCGCCAAGAAGAAAGACAATCCCGATATGACAAAGGCCGAAATCAAGAAGGCTAATCAACAGGCCCTTACTGCGGCCCGTACTGCTGTTGGTGCCAAGAGAACCCCTGTCGAGATTACAGATCGTGAATGGGAAGCGATTCAGGCTGGCGCCATCAGCGAGAACAAGCTTACCCAGATTCTCAACAATACAAACATAGATACAGTCAGACAGAGAGCTACCCCTCGTGCAACAACAACCCTTAGCTCCGCAAAAGTGAATCGTATTGCGGCGCTGAATGCTTCTGGCTATAGCACTGCTGAGATAGCAGCAGCTTTGGGTGTTTCCAGTTCTACTGTGTCGAAGTATCTGAATGGAAAGGAGTGAACAAAGTAAATGGCGAAGAAGTGTATGCTTACAACCATTGACAATCCTTTCGATCCATTTGAACAGTTCACTTCATGGTTGCTGTTTGATGAGGAAAAAGGTTATCATTCATGTTCGTATCTTGGTAGAATTGCCAGAACCTCGGACCAACTCTCCGATGAAGAGAATGACTTGGAAGTTGAACGAGCAATTGATGAGATCGTAAGATACGATTTCCGAAACATTTACAAAAAAGTTACGCGAGATGCGGTGACTGTCTAGGTATCAGATGGTATAGGGGGGGGGGTAGCAAAAATCGCACCCCCTCCGTCATCGCGGCGGTCTTTGAAAATTCCCCGGGGGTATTTTTCGGAGAATGTTTTTACTTTCCGGCAGTATTTAACAGAGCTCATAAGGTTGGCTAAGTAATAAGCTGTGGTTCTTTTTACTCTTTTTTCTCCTTTCGGTAAAAAAGTTACAGTCAGCCTTGTGGGTTCTTTTAAATACTGCCGGAAAACTTTTATGAAACTATTGAAAAACAGATGGGAAGGAGGCAGTAAATGGCTAGAAAAGCAAAGAGTTCTGAATCAACTGGCTCTTCCAAGAAGATTCGTCCTGCTTTGACTCCGGAAGCAAGGGAGCTTCAGATGATTTCTCTGGCTGTTGACCTGGCCGAAAAGCAATTGCTGGAAGGGACTGCTTCTTCTCAGGTCATTACTCACTATCTGAAACTGGGTTCTTCCAGAGAGAAGCTCGAAAAAGAGCGACTGGAGGAAGAGAACAATCTGTTGCGGGCAAAAGTGAGAGCAATCGACTCCACCGACGAAATCAAGGATCTCTATAAGGACGCCATCAATGCGTTTCGTATATATAGTGGACAGGGTAGCGACGATGATTAGGACCTATTCGGAATTATCAAAATTAAAGACTTTCAAAGAGCGATATGAGTATCTTCGTTTGGGCGGAGTTGTCGGTGCAGACACTTTTGGGTTTGACCGATATCTGAATCAGATTTTTTATCGTTCTATGGAATGGAAGGCCGTTCGTGATTTTGTGATTATTAGAGATAACGGATGTGACCTTGGAATGGAAGGCCACGAGATATATGGAAAGATACTGATTCACCATATGAATCCGATTTCCGCTGAGGATATTTTAAAGAGGAGCGATTTCCTTTTAAATCCGGAGTACCTAATCTCAACAATTCTTACAACGCATAATGCCATTCACTATGGAGATGAAAGCCTTCTCATCACAGAACCCGTTGTTCGAAGCAGAAACGATACATGTCCCTGGAAACATTGATGGAGAGGAGGTTATAGAGATTATGGAAAGTATACTTACATCAATTAAAAAGATGCTGGGTATTACAGAAGAGTACGAACACTTCGATTCAGACCTTATCATACATATCAATTCGGTATTTATGATCTTGACGCAACTCGGCGTTGGTCCACCATCGGGATTCTCCATTCAGGATAAAAGCACTACGTGGAAAGAATTCATTTCCGATGAGACGAAATTACAGCTAGTAAAGTCCTACATGCATATGAAGGTAAGGCTGATATTTGATCCGCCGTTGAGTTCTGCTGTGATAGCATCCATGGAAAAGATGATTGCCGAGGCAGAGTGGAGACTGAATGTTGCCGCGGAAACAGATGAGGAAAAATCTGAAGAATACGAATCCTACGACGGTGAGTACAGGATAACACCAAAAGCGTTCCAATCTCAGATGCTGGATACAGAGAATAAAGTTCTGGATCGAAATATTGTGGTAACAGAAGTCCCGTATTACGAAACCGGAAATGCAGCAAATGGGGTGACATCATATATCGCAAAGGAGGGAGATTCAAAATGAGTAATGAAGCATTGTTACAGCATCATGGGATTCTTGGGATGAAATGGGGTGTCCGAAGAACTCCTGAACAGCTTGCGAGAGCAAGTGGAAAGAAGAACAGTTCCGATGACGAGGTTAAAAAGATGTCCGATTCGGAACTCCGTTCAAAGATTAACCGTCTTCAGATGGAAAAGCAGTATAAACAGCTTACCAGTTCAGAAATTTCTGTCGGCAGAAAGTTTGTACAGGACGTGCTGACCAATGCTGCAAAGCAGACTGCCACTAATTATGTATCGAAATACATGACGAAGGGGATTGATGCGGTTATCAAGAAAGCAACCAGCAAGTAGGTGATTCAATTATGGCATTATCGAACACTGCCGTTCCCAAATACTACGGCATGTTTCGGGATGCCGTAATAAGGGGAGAGATACCGGTTTGTAAAGAAGTCTCTATGGAGATGAACCGAATTGACGACCTGATAGCCAATCCTGGTATTTACTACGATGACCAGGCCGTTGAAGGATGGATTGCTTATTGCGAATCAGAACTAACATTGACAGATGGCTCTGATTTGAATTTACTGGACTCTTTCAAATTATGGGGCGAGCAGCTTTATGGATGGTACTACTTCGTTGAACGAAGTGTGTGGGAGCCAAGTTCAGATGGACATGGTGGTCGATATGTAAATAAAAGAATTAAGCAGCGTCTGATAAAGAAACAATATCTCATTGTTGGACGAGGGGCTGCTAAATCTTTATATGATACTTGCGTCCAATCTTATGGATTAAATATCGATACCTCGACAACGCATCAGGTCACAACGGCTCCTACAATGAAGCAGGCAGATGAAGTGATGTCGCCCTTCCGAACTGCAATTACCCGGTCGAGAGGCCCGTTGTTCCGATTCCTAACGGAAGGTTCTTTGCAGAATACGACTGGTTCTAAAGCGAAGCGAATGAAACTGGCCTCCACCAAAAAGGGCATCGAAAATTTTCTTACGGGTTCGCTTCTGGAAGTACGTCCAATGTCCATCGCAAAGCTTCAGGGATTGCGTCCTAAGATTTCCACCGTTGACGAGTGGCTGTCCGGCGATACCAGAGAAGATGTGGTTGGCGCTTTAGAGCAGGGTGCGTCTAAATTGGATGATTACATCATCGTTGCCACGAGTTCTGAGGGAACGGTGAGAAACGGAGCCGGCGACACAATCAAAATGGAGTTGATGGACATTCTCAAAGGTGATTATGTCAATCCTCATGTTTCCATTTGGTGGTATAAACTCGATTCCATTGATGAAGTTGGCAACCCAGATATGTGGTTAAAGGCAAATCCTAATATCGGTAAGACGGTAAGCTACGAAACTTATCAGCTTGATGTAGAAAGAGCGGAGAAGTCACCTGCGGCCAGAAATGATATCTTGGCTAAGAGATTTGGATTGCCGATGGAGGGCTACACCTATTACTTCACATATGAAGAAACCCTTCCTCATAAGAAGAGAAGCTACTGGCAGATGCCCTGTTCTTTGGGAATTGATTTGTCACAGGGAGACGATTTCTGTGCTTTTACGTTCCTTTTCCCGTTATCGAATGGCTCCTTTGGAGTGAAAACCAGGAACTACATTTCCTCATCTACTCTAATGAAACTTCCGGCAGCAATGCGAATCAAATACGATCAATTTATGGATGAGGGAAGCCTGATTGTCCTGGAGGGAACTGTCCTGGATATGATGGAAGTCTACGAGGATTTGGATAACCACATTGCAGAATTTGGATACGACGTTCGATGCTTGGGGTATGACCCATACAATGCAAAAGAGTTCATTGAACGATGGTCCTCTGAAAATGGTCCGTTTGGAATTGAAAAGGTTATACAGGGTGCTAAGACAGAATCCGTTCCTTTGGGAGAGTTAAAGAAACTTTCCGAGGAGCGGATGCTTTTGTTTGATGAAGAACTTATGACCTTTGCGATGGGGAACTGCATCGTTATGGAAGATACAAACGGGAACCGTAAATTGCTGAAAAAGCGATACGACGCAAAGATTGATGCCGTGGCAGCTATGATGGATGCGTTTGTCGCTTTCAAGCTCAACCGAGATGCTTTCGAATAGGAGGTGACGATTTCAAAATGGAAGTTTCAATCGGTTCCAGGATTAAACACGCCTGGAACGCTTTTTTAAATAGAAACCCAACAGGTTTCTATCGAGACATAGGAGTTGGATATTCATACAGACCCGACCGTCCAAGACTTACAAGAGGGAATGAGAGATCCATTGTTACCTCTGTATATAATCGCATTGCATTGGATTGCGCTTCGATTAGCATCCAACACGTCCGACTGGATGACTCTGAAAGATTTCTTGAGAAAATTCCTTCAGGGTTAAATGACTGTCTGAATTTATCTGCCAATATTGACCAGACGGGACGTGCTTTCCTTCAGGACGTTGTTTTATCCATGCTTGATGAGGGCTGTGTGGCGATTATTCCGGTTGATACGGATGACGATCCTGATACTACAGGCTCATACAAAATCGAGTCAATGCGCACTGGAAAGATTCTGGAATGGTTTCCGAGCCATATTAAAGCGAGAGTTTATAATGAGCGGACTGGATTAAAGGAAGACATTGTGGTTCCCAAAGATACAGTCGCAATTATTGAAAATCCGCTTTATG